ATACAATGCAGGTTTAATTAAACAAGCAGAAGAGCAGGATAAACAATGGCTAAAACTACAAGAATTAACAACGTCCAAAACTGAATTTGAAAAAACACAACTTCAAGTAAAATATGACCAAGAAATAGCAGCTGCGGAAGGTAACGCAGAATTACAAAAAGCATTAACAACAAAGCTACAACAAGACTTAAACGCTATTGATAAAAAAGCCGCTGAAGATTCTGTTAAAACAACACAGGAAGCCGAAAAGAAAAAACGCGATGCACAACTAGAAACAGCAAATAACGCCTTACAAATAGCGGAAAGTTCAACAAAGGCTATACAGGCAGTTGGTGATATTGCTTTTGCTGCTAAAATGTCAAAAGTTAAAAAGGGAAGTAAAGAAGAAGAAGAACTTGCAAAGAAACAATTTAAGTTTAACAAGGCTTTACAATTAGCTGGAGCTGTTGTGGATGCTGGTAAGGCTATCACAGCATCATTGGCTGCTGCACCTTTAGCGGTTGGAGTTGTTCCTAACCCTGTCGGTATTGCTAACTTAGTTGCAACTGCTGCTGTTTCTGCTGCTAATATTGCTAAAATTGCATCTACGCAATTTAATTCAGGTGGTGGTGGTGGTCAAGCACCTAGTATTCCACAAGCTAGTTCAACGTCAACAACTGCAGCAACTCCAAATGTGAGTTTATTTGGTCAAGGTAATGATTTGAATAATGTAAGCGCACCACAGGATGCACAACAAACGCAAATAACCGTTAAGGCTGTTGTAAGTGAAACAGAAATCACAAACACGCAACAGAAAATAGATAAGATAAACCAAAACGCAACGCTATGATAAGTTACCAAAGTTTAATAAATAAGATTATCAATTTTTACGATAATCACTTACAAGTTAAAAAAGTAGGTTCTGACTTTCGGGAACAATTAGAAAACTTCGCTACAAAAGATGAACGTTACCCATTAGTGTACATTTGTCCTGTTGATGCTGCACCCTCTGAATTAGGATTTACTACTGAAATTAATTTAGAGGTTTATTGCTTTGATATTATACAAAAAGACCGAGCAAATATAAACGTAATTCTAAGCGACTGCCATTTAATATTAAACGACCTTTACAATTGGTTTTTAAATTCAGATGATTACTCTTTCGATATTGTAGGAGTTCCTACGTTAACGCCATTAAATAACGACTTACTAGATTACGCTGCGGGATGGGTAATGACTTTAACGTGTTCAATTAATAATTATACTGATTGTCAAGTTCCTGAACAAATCGGAGATTAACATTAATATAGTATATGCCTGATAAGGAATTTCGTTTAAAGTATAAAATAAGGAATAAAGCTGCAAAGGTTTTAAAGCGCGTTATCAAAGAGGATGCGTTAATAGATACGGGTACTTTATACGAATCAATTAGGATAAACGCTAAATTCACAACCGAAGGCAATTTAAGAATTGAAATATTAGCAGCTTATTACTTTGGGTTTTTAAATAACGGTACAATTTCAATAGAACCTTATCACTTAGTAAAACAATTCAACAAGCGGCTTGAAATGGAGGGTATAATATCGGAAATGTACGCCCAATATATTGAATGGTTAGGTTCTAAATATCCACTTGTACAAGTTGCGGGTATGCTGCGTAAAAAACAAAACGTAATTTATGACTTTAATCCGTTATTTGGTGAATTCTGGTCTGCTTTGGATTACTAAAAATTCAATTCTTTACGCATCCCTAAAAAGTTAAATACTAGAATTAAAGGTAAATCACAAACAGCGTTAAACTTAGTTAAGTCTTCATTACATAGATTCCAGATTAACTGCTCCCATGCCCACTTTTGACTTTTCTTTTCTTCTTCAAGTTCCTTTTGTTCTTCGATGTCTAGGGGTTCATCTGTTTCAAAGTCGTCTTCATAGGATTCAGTCATTAAATTCTTGTACTGGTCAATGATTCCTTCGCGAAATTTGATGTATTCAGGTAGCAACCCAAACACGGAACTAATCGGAAAATCTAAAAACCATTCTAAGCGGTCATTTGAATTAAAATTATAAGGTTCTAAGGTCTTATCATTCCATTCGTTTAGTTTATAACGCCTATAAAGTATTGCAACGATGTTAGGTAACTTTTTAATGTAGTCATCGGAGAAATACGTTTCTAAACTTATAAATTCACCTAGTGTAATTTTATTAAATGGCTTTAATTGAAAGTCCCCTAATTGCGTTTCATAGCGTTTAGGAGGTTCATCTCGTATAAATTTTACTTCGATTAGTAAATCGTCAAGTTCTTCGATTGATATATCGTCTAAATCTTCGGGATAACAATCTAACAAAGTACATAAAACGTCTATTTGATAGTTAAACATTCCGTCTTCTTGCGATAGGTTACGAAGTTCAATGAATGTTTCAATCGTTATTTGATTCCACGCTTTCGGCAGCTTGTTTTTTAGCATGGTTTGAGATAGTTTCAGTTACAAATGTAAGGTAAGGAATAGCAATTTCAGCAGGTTGCAATCTAAACAACTTTGATTTATGCTTTAAATGCGCATTGTCGTAGTGTTCAGTATTGCTTAAATCGGTACGTTTAAACATTAATGCCAAAATATCACTTACACTATGCTTGTTTTCTTTAACAATTATTTTTTCGATTAGTTTAGTATCTTTTACAGATAGTTTCATTTCGGCTTTATACGTGTACCCTTCAAGTTCTAACTCTGAAACTGGTTCTTTATTATCTAAATTGTCCGTATTAAACTCTTTTGTTTTTTCGACAAAATATTTAAAATCGTCCCATTCATCTTCTTCAACCCCTACGACTTCAAAAACTTTTATTTGTTTTTCGATATTATCAAAATCAGGGTTGTTATGAATTGCGCTAATTTTTTCAAATTCTTCAACCGTTATTTCATTCATTTTGTTGGCTATGTTACGCCCAAATACTTCAATCATATCTATAATTTTTGAACAAATATAAATAATATTTAATATAGTCATGTTGAAAGACCTACCTGTCTATAAAATTACAATCGACCCCGAGTATTCTGACGGGCAAGAATTAGGAATAGAACAAATTGCTTTTACTTCTAATCCTGCGATTAAAGTTAAAGGTATGGCTTTCAATCAAAGTGAAAGATTGTTATTTGCAGATGACGTAAAATACCGCGTTACCGCTCCCGCTATGATTCCAATGGAAATTTATAGACGTGACGATGAAACAGGCGAGTATTACGTTCAGTTTACAGCTGAAACAATCGAACAAATCCACGCTAAATTTATGCAGGATTTAAAGAATAGAGACGTGTTCAACTTAGAACATGACCAAGCACAAACCGTACCTGCGTATATTCTTGAATCGTGGATAGTGGATAATCCAAAACTAGATAAATCATTTACTACATTCGGTATTGAAGTACCAAAAGGAACGTTAATGTTAACCGCCCAAATCACGGATAAAGAATACTATCAAGAATTAGTAAGTAAAGACCAAATCGGATTTAGTATTGAGGGTTTTCTAGGTTTGAAAATGAGTAATCAATTAAAATTAAATAATATGAAGTTACCTGATGGAGAACATCTAATCGAGGGTAAAGTCTACGTTGTAAAAGGCGGAGAAATTATCGAGATTAAAGATGCACCGAAAGAAGAAGTGGCGATGGAAGACAGCGTAGTCGAAGAAGAAGTAACAACTGAAACTGAGCCTATCGAAGAACAACCTGCGCCCGAAGAACTTGAAGAAGTTAAAAAAGAAGAAATGGCTGTGGACGTTGCTACGGATGCGGAAGCAGTACTTGCAATCGTTGCGCCTGTACTTGAAGAACAAGTAAACAACCTACTAAAAATTATCGCTGACCTAAGAACTCAAATGGAGGAAATGTTAGCAGAAAAAGCCGAAGAAGAAATTGAATTGAAATCGGAGGTTAAAATGTCAATCGCTGAAAAGTTCAGCGCACTAAACAAATTAAGTAATAACTAAAATCAAACAATAAAAATGGAAAGAAAATTAAAATTCGACCTAGAAGTAGAAGCAAATGCTTTGCTTTGTCCAAACCCTAACGAGTTCTATTCTCGTGCTTATTTAACAGCTGATACCGCTGACACTTACCGCGCTTTGCCTTCAATCAAATCAAAGACAAAACTTGGTAACGTAGCTTTTGGTTCAATTTTACAAGCATCTAGCTGTAATTTTTCAGCGCCTACAGATACACTAAACGCAATTGACATCGATGTTTGTGCATTTTCTGCAATGGCTCAAATTTGTCAGTTCGACCTAGAGCAGTCTTTCGTAGCTTTGCAAATGACTCAAGGGTCTAACGGTGATTTCTCTGTACCTTCATTCATGAACTACTATTGGGGAGTTATGGCAAGTCAAATCGAAGAAGATATCGAATTGATTAGATGGCAAGGTGATACAGAAAGCGTAAATCCTTTACTTGCTTTGTGTGATGGTCACTTGAAAAAACTTTGTGCTGATTCTGCAAACTTAGCTTACACAGGTGGTGGTGCGGTTGACTCTACAAACGTATTAGATACTTTGAATTTAGTTGTTAATGGACTACCTGCTTCGGTTAGATTCAAGAAAGCTGACTTAAGAATCCGTGTTTCTTCAAATGTTGCTGCTGCTTATGAACTTGCTGCTGCATCAGGTAACACTTTGACTTATGTTTCTGCTCCATTGCAAATGACTTACTTAGGTATTAAAGTTGTAGTTTGTGAAGGTATGCCAGATAACACAATCGTAGCTTCATTGAAAGACGATTTAATCTATGCATTCGATGCTGAAGGAGATGCTAAAGCATTGAAAGCGGTTAACTTGACAGATACAGTTGCTGAACCATATATCAGAACTAGAGCAAACGTTAAAGCAGGATTTTATCACACAAACCCTGAGCAAATTGCTGTTTGGGCTGCTTGTTTTGATTAATCAATAATTAACTAAAATAGTAATGGGGTGGGGATAGCCTCACCCCTTTTTTGTAAAACATTTAAAAAAATATATAACATGGCATGTGAAGCACTAGAATCCATTGTAAAGAGTTGCGATAATAACTCTGGAGGGATTTATAAGGTTTGGATAAACCAACAAGATAACATAGCATCTTACACGTTAAACCCAACGTTAAGCTGGACTATCGACTCAATTACATTAACTGACCCTGCGGACATTTACACGGAGTTTGAAATCCGTAGAAATACAGGTTCATTTACAGAAGAAGCTGCAATCGATTTAGTAAACGGTTCTTCTTACTATACGCAAACAATTACTTTATTGTTTCACCGTAGAGACCAATCTAAATCACAAGCTATTAAAGTTTTGGGAGCAGGTCAACAATATTTAAACGCAATCGTTTTAGATGCAAATGGTAAATATTGGTATTTTCCATTCTTGCAATTAACAGCAACTGGCGAAGGTTCAGGAACTGCGAGAGCGGACGGTTCTAAATATTCGGTAACTTTAACAGCTGAAAACGAATTTCTTGCATACGAAGTAACTGATTCAACGGTTCAATCTGTTATTACGGTAGCACCTTAAACCTACTATTCTCTAGAAAATGAGCATCCTTCGGGGTGCTTTTTTTTTAAACAAAAAGACGAACTAATTTAATATAGTTGTGATTTACATTAATAA